TGAAAATATCTCTTAAAGATGTTATGATTCTCTTGAATCTATGGTTTCACTTAAATCTTCTCCATTTCTTGAAAGCCTTACATATTCACTTGTTATAGGATAAAATGTACCTACTTCCATAGATTTTGTTCTAATAGAGATAACTGTATCTGAAAGTTTGCTCTCTATGATGATATCTTGTATCCATTTCCCAGCCACGAAGACATACACAGGAGAACCTACAGCGTACTTAGGGGCACTAAATAACTGTGAACTAAGTTCCTTAATCTTTTTGGTACTCTGCTTGGCTTTTACAAGATAATAAGCAGTACTGCAAAAAAGGAGTACTGCAAGTATGATTGTGATAGAAAAATAAACAGTCATAATATAGAATGATTTTTTAAAAATTCTCATATCTATTTTTATAGCAGAGCATCTCCTGGAGTAAGTACAGTCCCAGTTTCTGTAATCATCATTCTAGTATAGTCTATTTCGAATTCTATTTTATGATCTTTAATAACACCATCTCTGGATTTTAAAACTTTCATATAATATCTACGGGCTACTTTCATTTCTGGAGTTTGTATAATACCCAAGACACAATCTGGTCTATGAAGTATACCTTTGGATTCACTACTCATACTCATAGTGATATCTTCTGCACCAAATCCAGTTCCAGAAAGTTGATGAAGTACTATCATTGCCCAATTGTTATCAACTCCCATTTTATAGAGATCATTCATATTGCTTTTATGATATGAATAAGCCTCATACGCATTTGCAGTAGTATATCCATGATCACTTCCTACCTCATTTAAATAATCCACAATTACACAATGTACTTTGATATCAAGTTTTTGTTCTACACTTCTAACATAATTTTGAATACCACTCGGTGTAATACCTCCAAATCTCTTTGCTCTAAATATACCAGGTGGAATTAAACTTGTACTTGTTTTATCTTTAAAACGCTTAATTTCTGCAGAAATAGAATCAAGATTTGTAGAAAGTTTTGAATAGTCTCCTATATCTATATCAAAGATTCCAGCACCTACTCTCTTAAAGATTTTATCTGTGCTCATTTCAAGAGAGATATAAATGACATTGTAACCATTTAGGTGGATATTTCTTGCAAAGTTACAACCCCAAATAGATTTTCCTATGTTAGTTTCTCCAAGAACAAGAGTAGTAGTACCAAGTGGAATACCTCCAGTAGGGTGGTCAATCCATGCTTTATTTAAATTTGTATATCCAGAGTTAATTTTCTCTGTAGAATCATCTACAACATGAGTATGTGGATCATAAAAATCATCTCCCAGATCATCTTCATCAAGAAGTATATCTCCTGCCGAAGAAATGATAGATTTTGCTTTCTTTATAACCTGTGATATAGTTCCAGGTTCAAGAACTTGTCCACGAATATATTCAATGGCATTTTTATTCTTCTCTTGAAAATCTTCCCATTGTAACCAAGATTCACTGGTTTCTTTAAGAAAGGAATGATTATATTTTTTAAGATCAGTTGCTATAATATATGAAACAGCAGATAAGAAAGTAGTATTATTCTGCTCTAAAGATTCATCTGGATTTAAGATAAACTTATCTGGATTTCTATTTACAACTTCCTTAATCTGTGAAATATCTGGATTTTCAAGATTCCAGGGAAGTTCAAGAAACTTTCTATTATATGCAATTGAAAGTTCATGTAAGAGTTTTATACTTGGTGTTTTCCAATATTTTGTCGGTAAGGTTGTAATCTTTCCTATCGAACAAAAATAGAGAAACATTGCTGGTTCAAAATTAGAAATAGAACTGTTCATTTTCTTTTATTTCATTAAATCAATATAGTCATCTTTATAGGTAAATCCCTCTCTTTTATAATAAGTCTTTCTAATTTTACCCCACTTAAATGCATAATTTTCAGAAGAGACAGTAGAATTTGTTATATGGTCATGGAAATTACATCTAAGGTCATCTATGATATCAATCCAAGTGAATTTATCTTTTGAGTGATGATTGGTCATTCCTCTACCAATAGCCTGTGAAAGTGTAGTCTCTGCTTTAATAGGTTCTGCACATATGATATATGGAAGATTACGGATTGTATGTCCAGTAGAAAGAGTTTCATAGGTAGAAACAAGAATATTATTTGAAGAACTTTCCATTTTTGCTTTAAATTTAGACCTTGAATCTTCTGGAACATGTTGATCTATGTACATTATAGTTCTGTCCTGAGTATACATTTTAATTTCTTCAATGAGTCTTTTTCCATAGCCATCCATTGTACTTACAAAGAAGATGAGAATATTACCATCAAGTTTTTTACAAAGTTTAGCAATAAACTGCATTCTTACCTTAGAATCTCTGATGGCTTGAAGTTCAAGTCTAAGAAGTTTTTCTCCTGGTATTTGGCTTTTTGCATAATAAAGTTCTTTCTTCTTACTTTCATCAATGGAATTTACTGTTATACATCTTATGGAAATAGGTGTAGCCCTACCCTTATTCATAAGTTCTTTCTTTGTAACAGTTTTTAAGATTCCACCAAAGTAAGCCATTAGACTTAGGTAGTCAGCAGATGTATCTTTTACAATAGATCCACTAAATCCACCTGTATAAAGTCTATTCTTTGAAAGATTTATAACAGTCTTTGTAGTTTCAGAAAGTCTATGACATTCATCAACAAGTACAGCATCATATTTTTCAAAAAATTCAGGATTATTCTTTGTTATATTTACAAGATATTGGAAATTTGTAATATGGATAGAACCTCTATCATCTTTAAGTTTATTTTTAGAGAGTAGCATAGAGATATCTGAAAGATCTCCACCTGAGTAATCTTCAAAATCTGCATACATCTGTCCAACAAGTCCTGGATTTATAGTAAGAATAAGAACTTTCTTTACAGGAGTCTCTTTTACAAGATATCTGCTTATTAGATAGAAAAGCAGGGTCTTTCCAAATCTTTGAGAAAGATCCATAGTGAAGTACTTATATTTTACAGCAAGGTAGATAGCAGTAATTTGATCTTCATCAAGTTTAAAATCTTCACTTTGAAAATTCTCTGAGCAGAATTTCTCTATTTTCTCTATTGTAATTGTATCATCAACAAGATATTCTTTATTTTTTATAGAAACTGGAAATTCATAATCTTTACAAATACCGAGAAGATGTTTCCACATTCCAATAGGTAAGTATTTATAATTTCTAAGGAAGTTTACTGTTCCATCCCATTTACTACCTTTTGGAATCCTAAATCTCCAATTTCTTATCTTTTGTGCATAGACTTTACGGACAGTATCAAGTTCTATTTGACTATCATACTCGAGTTCAAGTTCTTTTGTATCTGAATGTACTGTAATCTTCATATAAGGTTTTTATTTGTCAAGTTCTATATAATACTTGACTCCAAGTAGCATTTTATCAATAGTATCGACTGTATCTGAAACAAAATTGATATAATCAGTCATTATTTGAATAAGATATCTGAGATCTTTTGTATAAGAGTCGAGATAGATTTTACGCTCTCCCTCACTTTTATAAACAATTCCATAATCTTGATCGCCAGGTGGAAGTTTTCCTATCTTCATAGAATGCATTCTATCTCTTTCTACCTTACGGAGATATTTCACATAGAGTGATTGCTCAATTAGAAGTTTTCCTTTCTTAGATATAAGTTCCTGTCTATATATATAAAGCCTGTTCTTATTTGAACGAAGCGCTTGTGGAGATGAAAAGAAAGAAGAAACTTCTGCAATAATAGTTCCATAGTGGTCTATATCTTTTATAAAGTTTGACTTCTGGGACTTGGCTATATCTACAATGTTTATGTTGCTCATTTAAAAAAGTGATTTTTTAGTATTACTATCTTTCTTACCTTTTGGTTTTGTATGGATAATAGGTTTTACATCTTCTTTCCTCGATTTTTGGATAGGTACTTTAAGTTCAAAAACCCAGGAATCTGATAAATGTTCTTCAAAAGTAATTGAAGATTTCATAGGTAATCTAAAATCATTTGAATTTGTGTGCATATGCTCTTTTATAAAGTTCTCTGTAAGTTCTATCAATCTCTTTTACACTGTAATTCCGAAGTATAAGAGAAAGTGTTGTAATTGTATACTCTTTTGGATGTAAAAGAGAAAGATCTACATTACCATTTTTGTCTTTATAGAGAGCCATAAACTTTGTACCAAAGAATGATTCTCTAAGAGCAATAAAAGAGTAGTAATTACCAAGTGGATCCCTGAGTATAACAACATCTCCTGGTCTTATATTTGCCCAAGAAATATTAAAAGATTTTATCATTCCATAAATGGTGGCTGTAAGCCCAAGTAAAAAGAAGAGTAAGAATAAAAATGATATTATTTTCATATGTCGCTTGAAAGTTTAGAATCTACTATTTGTTTAAAATCTGATGGTGCATCATCGTAAAGGTCTTCAACCATTTCTTCATAAAGTGGATGGTAAAGTACATGGGTAACATTAACTGCACACATTATATCATCATCATTACCACTTTGACATTCGTAGTTACCACTTTTATTTAAACTGAAATTGGTACTTTGAGTAATAGTGTTGGAATCTGTAAGAAGAAGTTGTCCTATTCTTACATGTTTCTTGAATTTCTTTGTGGCATCTTTTTTTACAGAATCTGTATTAAATACTCCCTGTTTAAATGTTTTGGCATCTTCCCATACCATATTATAAGGAAATTCGAGGAAGATATCTGTATCCAGGTCATTGTTATCTCCATAAACTTCTGAACATGTCTTTGTAAAAGTTCTACCCTCATAATTGAGTTCTACTATACCAACTATATTTTCATTAAAAAGATCCATTACTATATGATAAAAAATTTTGGCTACCATGTCAACTTCAAGTTCATTACTTCTAAATTTGGCAACTTCTACAAGTTTATAAAAGTCTTTAACAGAGGTAGCAATTTTTATTTTATCAAGTTGAGATTTGGACATTGGCATAATCTTATAGAAAGTAATAACTGAGTAGTCTCCACCTCCACCACCTGCAAGATCCACAGAAAAAATAAATTTGCTGGTATCATCTGAAAAATCTGAGGGATCTATATCTGGATGTATAATAAAGACATCTGGATTTTGAAGAGGGGTATCCAAATCTTCAAGAATGGTCTCTATAGCATCAACTGGAAAAGGTTTATATTTCTTCTCCTGTGTTTTTAAGGTTCTCATTGTTACAGAATTGAAAATCATGGAATTTCCTGCCATGAATTGATTTCCATATTCTTGATTGAAATCTTCTTCATTTCCAAGATCTTCAATTTGTGCCTGTTTCCATTCTTCTCCTCTATAAACTATATTTCCATTTTCATCCAGAAGTGGATCTCCAATTTCATTATTTAAGGGAACTTCCCACCAATCTACACGGATAGGATTAAAGTTGTTTGTTCCTTTTACTGCTTTCTGCCATACTTCATAAAATTTATTTGTTCCTCTGGGTGTACTCATTATAATGAGTTTAGCAGTAACAGAAGATGACATAGTAGGTATAATAGTTCGGTACAGTTTATTTATAATAGAGTGATGAACAAGAGCAAACTCATCCATAATAAGCAAATGACAGGTCATACCAGCAGCAGTATTCTCTGTGGTAGTCTCTACTGTAAGTGTATTATTATTGGAGAAGTGCTTCTTTCTTATATTGTCTTTCTTAAGTCCAAGTTTAAGGAAATAAGGTAGTTCAAGAAGCATAACTTCTATCTTTTGTGCAAGATCTTCTGCTTTATCTGAAGTAGCACTGGCAATTACAACATTTCTATCCTTATGGAAGATAAGATACCAAACTACAAAGATAGCAGTAGTAACTGATTTACCGCTTTGTCTACTTTGTAGCAGAATGTTTTTGTTATATTTTTTAAGTTGAAGAAGTATTCTTCTCTGATATTTTCTAAGTTTTACAAGTCTATTACCACCATCAGTAAGAACTTTACAAAAATTCTCTGCAAAATAAATGATATCTTCTTTACATTTTGCAAGTTCAAGGATCTCTTCTTGGGTATATTCAAAAAGTATATCATCTTTCATTTTACGAATATTGTTATCATAAAATGGGTGGTTTCTTGGTGCAGGAAGTGAACCTGTAAGGTTGTATTCTTTTACAATTGCTTCTATTTTAGCACTAGTCCAAATACTGGATCTTGTCGAAATTTGGGTCATAAAAATTATATAATATTATATAAATTAATAATTTTTAAAAATATTTATATATGGAAAATTTAAACACTGGTTGTCTAATGCTTTCTACTCCTATGATGGAGGAAGTAGTAAACAGATTACATGATGATCTTGAAAGGATACTGATAGGTCATGGGTACAGAAGAGATGAAGATTTTGAATTTGATAAGTATATTCATATTACAGTAGCATTTGGTATAAATGTGGGTACTGATATAAATCTTATTAAAGAAATTGTAAGAAATAGACCAAGTTATTTCCAGATCACAGAGCTTTCACTTTTTGAGAATGACAACTTTGATATTATTAAGTTTGATGTAATGAGTACAGATCTTAGGATTCTTAACCATATCATAAGATCAAAAATGGAAGTTAAAACCACCTTTAATGAATATCATCCACATCTCACAGTGGCATATGTTCCAAAAGGTATGGGAACAGAACTTATAACAAGACTTCGTAAACTTCTCTATGAAGAGATGAATTTTGTTTTTGAACCTCTTACGCATAGTAGTGAGTACACATATAGTACAAGTATGGAGGGAGATAGAATAAAATTGTAGAATACAGTTATAATTTTAGGGAGTAAAATTTTTAGAAACTTTTTATCATCAATTGCTTCTATAATTGTAGACAGATTGTCCCAGAGTTTAATTACTCTGGGACAACTGTTTTAACAATTAGATTAACAAATAAATTTAAATCACTTAACAATTTACTTTTATTATGCCTGTACATTATCTATTTCAGAGTTGTATCTAAGGTCTATACTATCTACGCAATGTCCACCTTTAAACCATACTCTAAAATCAAGAATCCAAAGGAAGATAACAAGAATCCAACCAAGAACAGAAAGTGTTCCTCTTTTCTGATTTTTTCCAAGTGCAGATGATATAGTTTCATCTTTGTGACCAAACGGATAATGATTACCTTTTACAAATAGAGTATTAAGCATAGTTCTATATTCTTGATTGCAATATCTGTCAAATCTAAGAAGTGAATCCATCAGTGTTTGATTCATAATAGGAACAGCATCACTCCATTTACGCTTCCAAGTATATTTAATGGTTACCACTATGAAAGAAGCAAGTAACATATACTTAAATGCATATGCAACCATAAGATAAAGAATCATAAGAACTATAAAGTTCGCAAATAATTTTAGAAAATTTTTCATATATAAGGAAAGAAATTTTATTTAAAAAGTGGTAGAGACTTTTTAATAATAGCATCTGATTTATAAGGTGCAGTTGGTAGTCCCTCTATTTTTCTATAATTATGTTCAAGTACTCTAATTACTATCCAAAGAGGTATTATTTCTATTTCCTCTGTAATAACCTGAAGCCAGGATATGGGAGTATATTGGATAATAGATGAAAGTCCCAAGAGCAAGAGTACTATATTTGTTCCAGAGTAGAGGATTACAAAAATAAGTAACCAATTAGTAGAGTTCATAAAATATCTTAGAACATTTTTCTTGGCGATTGCCATTCTAAGAAGTAGAGCGTATGAAAGTATAAGAATTGTATATTGAATCATACTGTCTACATATACTATGTCTGTTTTTTCTAGCCCCAGGGCTTGTATTGTTGTACTTGTGTCCATGTTTAAAAAAATATAAAAAATAAGTTATGGATTATTTGATATTTCTTCACTTTGTTGTTCGTTTTCAATAGCAGGATCTGGTGTATCTTCTACACCAAGTCTTCTGTTTATAAATTTAGATGCTGTCTTTGGAAGTTTAGTAAGTTCCTTACCACTTGAATCGATTAATGGTGTTCTATACTTAATAATAATAGCATGTCCAAATACACTCATTACAGTAATAATAAGGTAAAGTACAAATTTGTTTACATATCCTTCAGAATATGCAAACATAGAAAGAAATGATACAATTGATGTAATTACAACAGAAGTAACTATTGATTTAAAAGTAAGATTTTTCTTTCTTACTGGGTCATCATAATCACTAAGAATAGAAAACAAAAGACCACCTACAAAAAATAAGTAGAAATATGGATCGTAAATCATAGCATGTTCTACTGTACTTATGGCACTAGTAGAAAGCATCACAGATAGGTATGCTGTAGAAAAGGCTGTTTTAATACTTAAAATGTTAGTTTCCATACTTTTACAAAGACAAAAAATTTGTAATATGTATTAATATAGAAACCAACATTTTAGGTATTTTATAGTACCAAAATTACTTGGTCTTATTTAGAGCATCTATATTCTCTGAAATAAAGATAGCCAAGTAATCTCCAAGTAATGAAAGTAAAGGAACTCCATTTCTAAGTAAGAATTTTAGATAAATGTGAGTATTGACAGGAATAGTAGTTTCTCCTGTAACTTTCCATTCTCTCTTTGGAGTACCATTAGGTAAGAGAACTGGATGTCCATCATCTCCATATACAATCTCCAAAGTTTCCTCAGGTACTTTTATAATTTCAAAAGTTTTAGGATCTCTAAGATAACTCCATGTAGTATCTGACATGTACCAATCTGGACATTGAAGAGGTAAGGTAACTCTTTCTCCCATAGAATCTACACCTACCTGTCTATAAAGGATGTGGGTATTCTTAGTAGTTAAATCTGGAGTAATCTTGTATACTTCAATGTACCTGGACAGGTGTGGAAAGAGTGGATGTGGAGAAAGTTCTTGTTTACAGAACACCATCTCTTCCTTATTAATGGTATCAAGAAGAGCCTGTACTTGTGGTGGTATTATGCTTCGTTTATTCATATCTTTTTAAGGTTTTATATAGTATTCTGGGTAAGTTAAATTAAATTGTGGAAGTTTAGTCTCTGTATTAAAGATAAACTTAAATTTGTTATCTGCAGTGAGCAAATGATCTGGAATAAGATATTCTTTTGTATTACCTATTGTAGCATTAGGAGTAGTGAAAGTAACCAGAAGTAAATTTGCTACTTTTTTATAAGTTACATTCACAGTAGAATTTACTACATTATAAGCAAACTGCGTATCATTGAGATAGAAAAATCCTGTGGAAGAAGTAAATGATTGAAGTACTCCAAGAGTTGGTGCATTCCCTGTACCCAGTCCCATTCTCCAAAATGGAATACCATTAATAAGAATAGTATTTAAGGTATAAGAAAGTACCCAATCTTTATCTCCTGGAAGTTCTATCTTAGATTTTAAAGTTTCAAACAAGGATTGAACAGGAACACCTGATGGATTTAAGTTAGGAACAAGTGACACACCTGATGGAGTAAGAGTGATCTGATTAGGAGCAGATGGATATTCTTTTATAATGTCAAAGTCAGTCTTTGTCATCTGAGTCAGTCTTGTTTTATCATCCAGGTCATGGAGTCTTTCTGTATAATCTATGTTACTGTCTATTATAGTAAGATCACTCTGTGGAATAACTGTATATCTTCCAGAAATACCAATAACAGATAGGTAACTTGAATGGTCATAAGTTTTAATTATAAATTTAAGTTTAAACTTAGTGGTTAAATTCTCTATTGGTTGTACCCAATGCTTATGAGAGATACCTCCTGCATATACACAAGTAATAAAGAATTTCTTGTTATAATAATACATTATGATCTGCACTTCTGGAGAAGCATCAAATCTATTGTTAGATATTCCACTTGGAGTAATATAGTTTGCAACATATTGATTATTAGATCCAAGAGTAAAGAGTGTAGTTCTGTCTCCTATTTCATTTTCTACCACAAAATCATCAAAGTGATATCTGTTATTGAAGTTGTGGATGATAAATTTAAACAGCATACCATCTTGTACCTGATATTCTCCACCTATTTGTAACATACTTAGAATATTACCTGCAGTGGACATTACCTGTGGTTTTGCTGGTGTTATTTTTTCATTTATAATAGCAGTCTTTCCATAGAGAGCATGATCCACAGTTCCAAATATAAGGTTTTCTGTATATGTTGGATTTATAGGAGTATAGGTAAAATTCTCTATCTGTGTAAAATTGTATGTAAGATATTTCTTCATTATTTTCTTATATTGTTTATATTCAGCAGGGTGGACAGGTACAGTAGTAGTAACAACACTATTTGTAACATTTATATTGACATTCTGGATACCTGTTTCTACATGTATGGTGTCTGGGTGTGTAAGTGTTATTTCTACAGCATTACCTGTGGCAAGTTCCTTAGTCTCTGGATCTTGTCTTACTACAGTAGAAAATTTAGTAAGATCATCTCCTGTTGTAATAGGTTTAAGTCCAGAAATTTTGAATTTATTACCATTAGTTTTAAATTCAAGAGATCCATTCATAGAGACAACTCTATCTGAAGATACAGTACCATCTACAGAATATATGTTGTTATCTGATCCAAGTGGAACCCAATTTCCATTTTTAAATTGGAGGTAAGCCTGTATATCTTTGTTATAGACTACCATACCATTGAGTCTTGTATCTCCATTTATTTTTGTAGAAAGTTCAGAAAGCATAGCCTGAGACATCTTTGGAGATAGAATAACTCCTTTCTGTACATCATTTTTATAGTGCAAGGCAAGATGTGGAGGCAGGGCAACATCACTGGTTATAACATTATCTCCTACATATACTCCCAGATCTGGGTCATACATCAATACTGTATTCCAATTTTCATAAGTATCTCCATTTTGGGTAGCGACAGTAGGCAGGGTCTCTGCAGAATATGTTCTAGTACTTTGTGATCTAGTATGGATTCTACCATCTGACCCTATGAACATTCCATAAGTACCGAAATGTTTACTATCTTCTTTTGCTTTTGATTTAAATCTAAACATTGCACCCTCTCCAAGCATATGTGGGTAAAGTCCTTTAATTGGACTTATATCAGAAGATTCTCTGATCATATGTTTAAGTGAATGTCCAAAAGTAGTGGGAGTAAAAATATCCAAAAGAACATCAAAGTTCTTTACTTTTTGATCTTCTTCTCTGATATCAAATGAATATCCATTTTTTATAATGTCTATTCTTCTATTATATCCAAGTCCTGTAAGAGAATAAGAAAGATGTGGATTTTTCTTATAAACAAGTTCATTTTCTCTTTTATAAATTCCAGAGAATGAATCATTGGTATCATATGCTGGAGTAGAGGCAAGTTTAATTCCTCCTGTAAGAGAAATTCCAGTATCTGTATCTGTTATACTTGAAGATTCAAATGCAAAACCTGTCCATTTTGGAACAGAACCAGCAGGTATCTCAGGTGCACCAAGTTTGGTATTTAACTTAGTTTCAAGTCCCTCTACATTTTCTACTTTAATAGTAGTAGATGAAATAGTAGTACCTGAGGAATCTTTAAGATTTATACGAGTACCATTTACTTCTATTTCGGTAGCCATTCCAGATACAAAATCAGATACAGAAATAGAATCAAGTTTAATACCTTGTCCGTTATAGAGTTCTATTTCCTTAGTTTCTGAGTTATACCTAAGATCTGTACCCTCATCATCAAGAGATTGTATAGATACTGAAGTAATGAGATTAGATGTTGAATCTTTAAGTTCTAAGTTCTTTGTAGCAGGATTGAAAGAAAGTTGAAGACCTCTAAGTCCACCAACACTTCCAGAAAGATTCTGCATATTGTTTTTAAGTTCCATAAGTGTAGAACTTAGAGCAGATACATTACTCTTTACACCATCTATTGAACTAGTAACCTCTGAGAATTTCTCTCCTAATCCCTCTATATTTTCTACGCTATGGGAAACACTGAACAAAGATTCCCCAGATGAAGAGACAAAAACAAGGTTTCCTTTACTTCCTCTGTCCCAATTTGCCCCAGTAACTACACCTGCTACAATATCTGTAAGTGGAATATCCTCATCAAGTTTATTTCCTTTCTTATCATAAATCTGTAAAGATTTGGTTGTTTTGTCATATCTAATATCAATCTTTGAAAGAAGTGGAAGAAGTGATATAGATGAGATAACCTCAGAGTCTGAACCTACAAGATTTATGGTAGTTGTAGCTGAGTCAAAAGTAAGTGAAAGTGAAGTAGGGGAAGATGCTGAGCCTACCTTTCTCGCAAGTTCTGTAAGTTTGTCATCAATAGCCAAGTTTACAGCCTCTTGATTTACAGCAGTAACTGGAAGTGTATTGTATCCAAGTGGTTTTGTAGCAATCCTTGAACTGCTTATATTTTTATTACCTACCTGTCTACCATTACCATAAAATGTAGTATCGAAGTATTCTCCACTTGATGAATCTACTACTCTGAAAGTAATAGGAAGTTCTACAAGTGATTGAATATCTTGAAAAACTGGAAGTTCTGTAACAAGTACAATAGATCCAGATTTAATAGGTGTACGGACAGTATGAGAATTGAGTGGTACAGAAATATGGTCTACTATACCGACAGCTGAAAAATCCAGTACTTGGGTAACTCCTGTGTCTGATTTTATACAGACTTTGCTTTCTTTATTTACATATACATATGCATGTCCTAAGAGTGGAGTGGATATTGTAGATTCATCTTGTACCAATGGTAAAAGAATTGAAGACATAAGAATTTAAATTTACATGTATGTACTTTATCTTTTTCCTAAGATATGGGACATAAGAGAGGATTGAACCTTTTTATCAGATAGTGTGGATTTAAGTACATTTTTTGCAAATCCACCTATTTTAGAAAGTACAGTCTCTTTATGTTTAGTGGTATTGATTTGCATATATGAGAGTAAAGTAGTGTACTCAGAGTCAAGTTGATTTTTCCTGTCTACTCCCATGTTAGATGCTCTGATATTAATTTCTGCTATAATAGAAGAATATGAATGGGATGGAGAAGAATGAGAAGATTTTCTACCAAGTAGTCCTCCACTGGCTTGCCTGATTACACCTTTTACGAGAGAAGTAGTTCTCTTAGGTTCAAGTTCTTCAAAAAAGACATTTTTATATTCAAGTGAATGAGTCTTTGAAAGATCTGCTTTCTGACCTTGCTGTTTAATTTTATTTTTAACAGTATCTTTAAGCAGGGCTTTGCCTTGTTTTATGGCAGTTTTAAGAAGTGATTTACCAAGAGTATTCATTATCTTTCCAAATCTGGTTTTAGCATTTCCCCCAGACAAGATAGATGAAAATTCTTGGTTGGTTGTAGTTTCCTTAATTAAAGATTCAAGATTCAGGACAGAAAGAGTAGAAGAATCTTTAAATCTTGATGGCATAATTTTAAGTTCTACTTCATTTACTTTTGGAGTTGTATTGTCAATTTGATCCGCAAATACTCCTTCAAGTTTTAGAGTACAGTCCATGAAAGTAAATTTATAAGCAGAAAGTATAGGTGTTATAGGTGTAGTAGCATCAGTACCTGGGGCTTGTACACTACTTGAAAAATCAAGAAGTTCTTCTTTAAGTGTAGTTTCCTTTCTATTTACAAATTCATCATTATCTGGAATATAAGTACTATATTTTCCAATTTCATATACAAAAATATCAACGGAAAATTTAGAAAGATTATCTGGAAGTACCTGTCTATGATAGATGTGATCATATGTGATATATTGATAGAGATCGATAAGCAGTCCAAGTTTAAGATCTACCGTATCCCAATATTTACATGTAAGTACAGCCTCTTCATCTGTAGGAGAAGCAAAATTAAGTCTGGAACTTCTATTCCATACAGTGGAAAGACCTGTAACACCTTGTAAGAGATATGGAGTTATATTTAAGAAATTTAAGTGGTAGACTAAATTTTTAAGTGCTTCTGCTCTATCATGTTCTCCAATTTGCATAAGATAATGATACGCACTACCTCCACTACCAAGAAGTGAAGAATCTGGATTCTCTTCTTGAAGATTAAAAAGTGGAGAATTATTACCAAATTTAAAAAGAACATCTACTCCAAGAGTACTTGGATCTTGAATAGAATATCCAGATTTTGAACCTATTTCATAATTCCTATACTTATTCTTTGTAAGTGTAACAGGATCTATTTGGCTTTCCTGTGGAGAATTTGTATCCGATCCCAAAGGTAATGTACTTGTTACAGTACCCCTCAGAAGAGAAGAATATTTCTCGAAGTTCGAAACTTTATTCATATTTACAGGAAGTAGCATAAAGAAAAGGTATTTTGATGTTATGAATATGTATCAATTATTTGTGGATATTTATATAATTTATAGAATACAAGAAAGATGACAACAGTTACAATAAATCATTCGGCTTTCCCATTTCTTCCTGGTCAGGTTTTTAACTTTACAGAACCTATTACTGTACTTGTTGGAGATATTGGAGTAGGTAAAAGTACAATGCTTAAACTTATAGCAACAGAAGACCCTGCTGCTTTAATAAACAGAACATGTAAAAATATCATTTGGTGGGACAGTGAACTTGGAAATCCAAGAACAAGAAACTACGAAATTCTGGACTTCTTTTTACAATATGTGAACAATATAGAAATTTCACAGGAGGAAAAACTTAAAATTGGAAAGATAGTTAAAGATTTTCTTGTCTTAAACAGTGAAGAAAGTACCCTAACTTGTAGTCATGGAGAAAAACTTTTCCCTATTCTTGAAAGTATAAAAAGTCACTCGGGTAGTCTTATTCTTCTGGATGAACCAGATTCTGGACTTTCTATAAAGAAAGTAGAAGAATTTGTAAAAATTATAAGAAGTACAATAGAATATGGTACAGAGTACATTATTGCTACGCATTCTCCTGTTCTTATTTCAAAAGTAAGTAAAGTGTTCAATATGGAAACAGGAGGTTATGAAGACTCAAAATATTATTTAGAAAGAACATGGAACAGGTAACAGTTTATACAGATGGTGGTTGTACTCATAACCCGGGAATAGGTGGTTATGGTATTGTAATTCTTAGAAAAGATAAAAATCCAATTCTTATCAGTAAAGGATTTGAGTATACCACAAATAATAGAATGGAACTTATGGCTGTTATAGAGACAATGAAAATATTCAAAGATAAAGATGTAAAAGTAGAAATTTTTACAGACAGCAAATATATTACAGACAGTGTAAATCTTGGGTGGATATACAAATGGAAAAGTAAAAATTTTGAGGGTACTAAAAATCCAGATCTTTGGAAAAAACTTCTAAGTGTTCTTACAAATAAAATTACCTTGTATTGGGTAAAAGGTCACTCTGGAAATGAGTACAATGAAATGGCTGACAAACTATCTAAAGAAGCCAGACTTGGAGTAGTAGAAGAAGATACAGAGTTCTTAAAAATAGAAGCAGAAAGTAAGAAACCTAAGGTAAAAAATCAGAAATCTAATTCGAGTACTCTCTTCTAAGGTGTTGTATTTACAGTAGATGAAAGAATAGAACTTTCTGCACTTTGTACCATCTGTGAAAATGTTCCATTTGATATAGGAAATTTACTTTGATCAATAGCAGTTGCCATTGCTTTAAGAAGTAGCATCAGAGGTTCTCCATTTACAGCCGAATATATCGGGTTTGCACCTACATCAGTTGTACTACCATTGACATGGACATAATTACTGTTTGAAGTAATTGTATTTGGTGTAGAAATATTTACAGCATTAGTACTGGTAACAGAAATAGTATCTCCTGCAAGTTCTATGGTAGAAGAAGATCCTGAGTGATTAATTACAATATTTCCATTTGGTTTAATATTTAAGATAGATGTCCCGTGATCTATCATAAGTCCAGTACCTTTGGCAAAGTAGATTTTAATACTTCCTGTCGTATCATAAAGAAGTGAATGGAAACCCTCATAATCTTTCTTCATTTCATCTATCATATCCTCCGCAAGTTCTTCAATAGAAGTATAAACAGGATGATAGATGGAATCCGTAGGAAATTTAACCTTTACTATTTGATCTTTTTTAGGAATAGAAATCTGTCCTCCTCCTTTATTTCCAAAAGTAATAGGTACTTCTGGATATGCCCAGGGAAGATCATCGACTGGAATATCTTCAAGTTTAGTTGTTCCAAAGATTCCATATACAAGTATTTTACATCTTCCCTTATGAAGAGGATCATTTATATCGACTATTTTTCCTAAGTATTCCATTTAAAAATTTTATTTAAGTTCCCAAGTTCCTTGCGTAAGTACTGTATCTGCCACTGATGGACTTTTAGATACAATGTAAAATTTGTGATTTGTAGCAGAAGAAAGTGAAGAAGACACATTCTCTGGAATAGAGAAAAGAAGTTCCCCAGATGTTCTGGATATTCCAGAAAGTTTAGATTCTGGAATGAATATCTTTTTATCATCTGCTCCAAAAAATACCATATAATAATTGTTTATGGAATCCAGTTCCACAGGTTTAATCATGTTATCTTGCTTACTTACAAGAGTAAATTTGTGATTGGTAGTAAATCCTGGATTTATAGTAATATGACTTTCTTCTTTGGTAAGTGTGTCTATAACATTTACATTGATATAGATAGGAGTAATTACAGATCCTGGCTTCTCAGTAGGTTTTTGGGAGAGATTTACAGAAGTAGTTTCACTCTTAGGTAGGTAAAGTTTATGAGAGTAGACATCCCCAGACAGTCTAAGAGTAGTAGATGTATTTTTAAAATTTCCTATCTTCTCTGTTGTAAGTGATGCTGATTTTACAATAGAATGTCCAGTTTTTGTATTTAGAATATTCATTATATAATCCACAGATATTGCACGGAGTACATCAGGATATTCAAGTATGGGTTTAAATTTAAAGTTTTTATGAAAATTAGATGTTTGAAGTGTAGTAATGGAAGAAGTAAGTACATTTTCTCCATCAGTATGTTCATAAATATTTAGAGTATGTGTAATCATTAGATTTACTCCTGTACCCATTATTTCATAAATGTAATCTTCAAAAGAATAATCTGGAAGTGTAGTATTTCCAAAATATTCAAAGTATCCATTTTTCTCAAGGAGATTTGCTGTAACCGAACTTACTGGTTCTATATCAGAAAGTACAACAGATTTTGTATCTCCAATTTCATAGGAAACTCCTGTATTTGCAGGAGAAATAACCTCTTTTGTGATAGTACTTATAGAAATATAAATATTTCTTTCAAGTGTACCAAGTGAAAGATCCTGTGCGTACGGCATACTTCCTGTACTTACATAGACAGGAGCAGGTACTCTTATTTCCAAATATGAATCATAGACAACCTCACTGATTATTATAGGAGTTTTTGGATATCTAATAAGTGAATAATCTTCTTTTGTAAATTTGAAATGACAAAGTTTGAATTTACCTCCATTTTCATCTTTAAGTGTTACTTCAAGCAGGAATCCTTTTATATCTTCTGTAAATGTGTATCCACTCTTGAGGTAAAGTCTCACAGTATTCATAGGAATAGTGGTACTTCTTAGGAATGAATATTTGTTTACAAGTAAGGTGTTTGAATGTTCAGACTCAAGACTACCAATTGACTTTCCAGCAAATCTTGGTGTTGTACCTACTTGAATTACACTATGTTCAAGATCTACATTGTTACCTGTTTTATTTGTGTTTTCAATTATCTGTGTAAAGTTGTCATCGGCAGATCTTACGACAGAGTAATCAAATTCAGAAGATAAAGAAACACCACTTGAATAATTATATTCAAGAAGTAGAAAATCAGTAATAGCAAGTCTTGAACTGGTCATATCTTAGAAAGTATTTAAAAATGTTATTTACCTTTTCTTAGAGTCCCATATAAGGCTTAGCAGTACTGCACCATTTGTTTAAAAATTCTACATGTGGAGGATTTCCAAGTCCAAGTCTTTCTTGTATAGGTAAATCATCTATGTTATATGGAGTTTTAGAACTTACTTCTGGATTTACATCTATTCCTCCAAAGATAGGAAGTGAAAAACTCTTACTTGTTGTTTTAGTCTTTATAAGTTGTTTTCTTCCTTTAAAGAGTGTAGTAAGTTCACTATCAGAGTCTCCAAGTGGAAAGAATTTAAGAGTATAAAGAACTGGAAAAACTACAATACCATTAATAGTAAGCCAGAGAACAAAGATACAAACAGGTGTAGGAATACAAACAAGTGGAATCCACACAATTGGAAGTTTTATTCTTTTAGTTCCTATAATAAGTCCAACTGTCCAATATTTAGGTTGCAATGCAATAGTATTTAGTCCAATAGAGAATTGTATCCAATATGGAAGTCTTGATATATCAGAAGAAGAATAAGATGAAAGTCCAAGTTGTGAGTAATTTGGTTTAATATCTGTGAGGCTTGGAGTGTCTGGAAATTCTGGAACAATTCCACACATAGGTATCTTCTTTATTCTTTTTAAGAGATCTTCTTTTACCTTATCTGGATTAAGTGTGTCAAATGTAATATCGAGTCTTTGCAAAAATGTTTGAATTTTTAAATACTCGGAACTCAGATCCAGGTGTCCAGGGTCATGGTAATCATAGGAAGAATACTCAGATACTCTACTTGGAATATACTTAAGTTCAGAAGTTATCAAATTTTCTATGTTCTTGGAAAGATTTTCAACACCCTGTACAGAATGTATTAAATTATACATTTGATTTTTTGCCTGTACTTGTCTACCTCTTATATCCTGAACAAGTCTGGATTGGACTAATGTTGTATCTCTATCTCTATAAATGATTTCTATTTTACCCTTTTCTATATCACTGATTACCCCAAGAATAGAATCTTTAAAGATTTTACCCACTAAGGAAGTAGAAACTGGCATTTTATCTCTAAAAAGATTAAAATTTACTCTCTCTTTTCTGGTATAAATCAGATAAAGTAGTATTTTATAATAAGAATTTAAAAAACTAGCATATTCATTTTCTATATTCTGTAAAAAATTTACACAGACATTTGTATTTTGTTTTACAAATTCTACTTCTTTAAGGATATCATCAGAGTAAGAAAGTGTACAGGATTTATCCTTGTCAGAAAGAGTATCAAGAAGAGCAGGAGATATATTTTCTTTAATATCTTTAGGTAAAGATGGACTTTTAGTTTTAAGTTTTTCTTCAAGTGAAAGAAGTGACTTCTCTCTTTCCTTTATTGTAGTATCTAGATTACTGATTGGTACATCAGGAGTACAGAAATCTGGGAGAACCTGTGGAGGGTGCACAGTTGCACATCTCATAGATGGTAGTTCTTTTTCACTTTGTTTCTTATCTCTAAGTTCCTGAAGTTCTCTAAGTAAGTTTTCTGTGTAATCCATTAGTTACAAGGTAAATATCTGAAATATATGTACCTTATGGCTGGAAGTTTTGAAGATATAGCACCAATAAAGAATAGAAAGGATAAACTTAAAAATCAGAGATATGATTATGAGGGTAAAATACTTCTTAAAACTGTAAGTAATGTACTTCTTGGGAATTATTTCATAGTGGGACTCCTTTCAAAGATTGAATATGTAATTCAAAATATACTTGAATCTATAAAAGGAATTGGAAACAAAATAAACTACCTGGAAGATCCTAAATAAAGCGATTCCTGGTCAACTTTGTGTAGTCAAGCAACCTTATAGGTGGGCGATAACAAAGTTTTAACCAGGAATCTGTGCAATTAGAAAAATTATGGTTTATTTAAGAGGAATGATTTTAATTATCTATATTTCTCTGGAATACAGGTATTTAAGATTTTTATATTTTCTCCATAATTCTTACGAAGACTTTTTACTTTCATTGCAATAACACCTCCATTCATTTTTGAAATATCAGTTGTAGATGGTACTCTTTCTATTTTACCATCTTCAAGCTCTAAAAGAAACTCAGAAGTAGAACTGAGATCAAGATCCACTTCTGCAATTTCTTCTTGGTTATTAGTATCTACCTGTGGGTCTTTTACATCATGCTGGGTAGATTCTATATTTTGGTTTTGGGCTTCTTTGTCCTCTAAGACAGAATTAGTATCCTCTGTCTCATCAGAAATTTTTTCATCTTCTTTTTTAGGTAGATTTTCCTTTTCATTTTTCTTTCCATCATCATTGTTTTTAGGTATAAGCTGAGAGCCACTAACATGAACAAGTCCTCTAAGTTTTCCTGTAACATAAACTGAGTTCTCCCCAGTTTCTATGTCTGTAACAGAAAGTACAGTAGTAGATCCAGTTACAGTAATTGGTGTTATATCAAGATTTTTTATTGGAAGTTCATATCCAAGATTTCTTAGTATAAGTTGGTAGTCCATTGTCTCTTTTTAAATTTTATTCATCTGGGTCTATGATGTTTCCCAAGTTTACTTCATGTTCAAATCTCTTATTGTAATAATCATAGGCATCATCAGAGAGTTCTATCTCATTTCCCTCTACCATATCTACAATAATCATAAAATGATCATCTATTACAGTAATTACAGGAAGTGAATGAATTTTACCCTGATATGTAATTAAAAGATTATCTGTAAGTTTAAGTGGCTTCATAAATTTTTAAAATTAAAAGGAGATGAAAACCTTTAAGGTTCATCTCCTCATATATATATTCACAAAAATTTAAAAGTTCTAATTTTTATGCTTCACAACTGCTACAAGTTGCTGTAAATTGTTGAGATACAAGTTTAGATACCGAACTTGATCTTTGATAATAAAGTGTTTTTACACCTACTTTCCATGCCTCTATAAGAATAGCATTTACATCTTTAACAGGGACATTAGGTGGTATATTTAAATTTAAAGATTGTGATTGATCGATATATTTCTGTCTTTGTACAGCCTGTACAATAATTTCGATAGGTGCAATCTCTTTAAAAGTTTTAAATACTGCTTTCTCATCATCAGAAAGGAAATCAAGATGTTGAACAGAACCATCAGAAAGCATAATATCTCTCCAAACTTCTTCTGTATCTTTACCTTTCTCTTCAAGTAGTTTTTTAAGATACTTATTCTTTCTCATAAAATTACCTTTTGCAAGTCCTACTTTATAATAATTAGAAGCAAAAGGCTCAATTCCTTGACTGGTCTGTCCAAGAATAGAAGATGATGAAGTTGTAGGAGCAATAGCCATTGTAGTAGTATTTCTAAGTCCTGTTCCTTTAAGAAGTTCAGGTTCTCCATAAATCTCTGCCAGGTCTCTTGATGCTCTTTGTGATTCTGCTTGGATTTTTCTAAATGCTTCAGCATTGAACATCTTTGCCATCATACTTTCAAAAGGAATATTATTTTTCTGTAAGTAAGAATGATAACCCAGTACTCCAAGACCTAAGGCTCTATGTCTTTTTGCAAATCTTCTGGCATTTTCAAGATGTTTCTTTCCTTTACTGTTTCTTATAAATTCTTCCATTACAGCATCAAGGAAGAAAGTAGCATAATAAACAGCATCTGTATCTTTCCATTCATCATAAAGTTCAAGGTTCATAGAAGCAAGGCAACATACAAATGATTCATCTTCTGTACTTGGGAGCATAATCTCTGAACAAAGATTACTTCCATTTATAGTAAGTGAATGTTTTTTATAAACTTCTGGTTTATTATTATTTACAGTATCTGAGAAAACAATAAACGGCATTCCTGTCTCCTTTCTTGATTTTAAGACTTTTGCCCAGATTTCTCTATTTCTTTCATTACCATCTATCATATCCTGCATCCAAGCATCAGAGACACATACACCTGTAAATAAATTTTGGATTGGATTACCTATATTTCTAATTTGTAAAAATTCTTCAATATCTCCATGATCTATTGGAAGATAAGAACAAAAAGCACCCCGTCTGGTATTTCCACATACAAGTGTTCTATTATTGTGTCTTACTATTATTTTGCCCTTTGGAACAATACAACAATATACCATGTCATCATATGCTTCCCTATATGTTTCACAAGAACTACCAAGTACCTTATTGTTATCAGATATAAGTATTGTATATAAATCTTGTCTATTTCCAGGTCTATCAGTTTTAATATTAATTCTGGCTCTTCTATTACACAACATTGCTATTGCCTGTATAATATCAACATTTTCTTTAACAGTAGAACAATAGCTAAAACTATGTTTGTCTTTACTACCATCCCATTCTGATATTTCTTCTAAAAAATCTTGACACCAGTCATATGATATTTTATCAAGTTCTACCCATGAAAAAGTAGGTTTCTTTAATTTTTTAACATCATATACATATATGTTAGTAACACCTGTTTTACTTTCAGTATGAGTTTTATATTTTAACCTGAGTCTATCGACAATGTCAAGTAATCTATCAATTTTTCTCTTTTTTGAAAATCTAAATCTCATTACACAACCTCTTTTGTCTTTTCTACCATCAGCCTGGAATGCTATTTTAAGTCTTTCCTCATCAGTAAGTCTATTTGAAGTTGTAGATGTTTTTCCAGAAATATAAAGCCTATTATCTGTGTGTAATCTTAAATCTTCGGCTTTGACTATTTCTGTATATCCAGCCCATCTTCTTGTTCCAGAAGATTTTCTACCTTTCATTCTTTCAACAACCATTCTGTGATTAGTTGTTACACCTATTGATATAAGATCATCTCTTTTTTTACCTCTAATTCTTACCAGATCTCCTGTGTATTTTTTTGAAGTAAGTTCATATGTGTCAGTAAAATCTATATTACCTTGTTCATCAACCTGGGCAATTTTATCACTTTTAGGATCTACATCTCTAAAATCTTTAAATCCTCTATTTGTAAGTATTTCAGTGCCTTTTTCATAGCATGAACCCTGCGAAACATTACCCATTACAGTATCTATAATGTTCATAAATGAAACAGAACCTGTGGCTGTACCATTTCCTGAAATTTTAGAACCTCTTGCTCTAACATCTCCATAATAACCAGATGTTCCTCCACCTGTCTTAGTTTGTATAATTATCTCAGAAAGTTTATCAGAAATACCTACAATATCATCCGGGATATAAACATTAAAACATGAAATAGGAAGACCTCTACTAGTTCCCATGTTTGCCCAAACTGGTGAAGAGAATGAAATCCAACCTTTAATAATCATCTCTTTAAAGATGTTTTTAAGTTCTGGTTTATAAAGTCTCTTACTTGCACTCTGGCAGATTCTTTCTATAGCATCTTCAACTGATTCTCCTTGTTGAAGATATCCACCTGAAAGCATTTGTTTGGATTCTTCATTATACCACCAGTAAGGTGTACCCACAGAAGATAGGGTACTATATTCGAATGTACTCATAAAAAATTGTGTTGTATATTTAAAAAAGATTTAAAATTTTCATTTTGTAAGTGATTAGAAAGTTCAAAAATCATGGCTGAATATTTACTCGATGCTAAGTTTAAATATCTTTAAATGGTAAAACTTAGCACCGAGCAAAATTTTAAAGTTTTAATATGATTTTCTAACTTCAAATGGTTGATCTATATCACAATCTTCACATTCTGTGTCATCTTCTTCATCATATTCAAAAAGAGATTCTATGGTGTAGTGAATTTGAGTGATATATTCATTTACAGAATTTGGAAATGTAAGAATTTTATTAATATAGATATGTGGTTTGTCATTCTCTTCAAGGAAAGCATTTACCTCATTTTCAAGTTCTTCAAGATCTCTTGATCTCAGTATTTTTATTTTGTCCATTTCTTAAAGTTTTTTTAAAATAAATCATCTTTTGTTATACTCTGATCATGCTTTGTATAAGCAGTTGGTCTTTTTGCAAAGAAGTCATCTGTTTCCCCAGAAAATACTTCTTCTTCAAACCATTGAAGTGGAATGAGATGAGATGAATTTGTTCCAAATGCTCTACCAAATCCAAGATTTTCAAGAGATGTATCAATTCTATATCTCATATAATCTTTAAGATGTTTCTTAGGTAAATGTTGAAGTTCTCCACATTCAAAAATCCAATCTATCATTTCATCTTCCATCTTCATATATTCTATTACTTCATGTGTAATATAACTTTCAAGTGACTCTCTGTACTCTGGATTTTCTGCAAGAATTGAATTTATGATCCAAGTACCTGCATTTGCATGGCAATTTCCTGTAATCATTGGTCTTCCAAGTTCATGTTTTACAATAATACCTCCAGATGGTACAGTAACACAACCAACTTCTGTATCTTCAGATTTCTCAACTTCTACTGCTTTATAAGATGTAGAAGATATAGTCCCGAAGTCTTTATAAATGAAATTTAAATTGTAAGAAACTTTATCTCCTTTTCTACATCTCTTTTTAAAGTTGACAACATAACCAGCAAGTGTTCCAACTGCTTGGATAAATTCAGCAAGTTCTTTATCTCTTGTAGAGTAAACAAGTGTTCCAACTTCTGTATAACTTGATCCCCAGGATAAAATCTCTGTAATGAAATCTTCTGCATACTTCTTGCTTAAATTTTTTAGATTTACCCAATCATATCTCTTTGGAAATGGTTTATTCCATAGATCATAATTGAATCTGAAAGTGGTGTAACCTTTTTCATTAGTTTCACTCTTTGTAAAGTCAATATTTAAAGAGTTTAAAAGATTTTCAAGTTTTCGAATTTTATCTTCTCTCTTCATAGCAAAAACTACATTCTTACCTTCATTAATTTGTCCCATGTAAGTATGTTCTCCCTTAGAATTTCTGAGTTTTCTTAAATGTCCATCGCATTGGATAGCAATCATAAGTTTTTCTTCATTAGTGAGTACAGAATCTTTCTTACTTTCGAGGTGTCCTGTAATAGGTATAAGTTTATGTCCGGATTTTCTAAAGTGGTCTGCTCTGGTTTTTAAATATCTTCCAGTTTTACTATCTTTAAAAATGACATCATGTCCTGCTGTCATAAGTACATTAGAGTAAGAATTACCGAACTTGAACATTTTCTCTTTTCCAAGTTTTCTCTTTGTAGTTTTAAGAACTTTTTCTACTTTAATCTTACCATCTGAGAAAGCAAAAACCTCATCTCCCTCTTTTACATCTCTAAGCATTCTCCAACCTTTTACAGTAAGAATTTTTGTTGTTTCAAGATCCAGGCAATTTTCATCAATAGATGTCCAAGCAATCATATTAGCAGTAGATTTAAGTCTACCTTTAAACTTGGTCATAGAAAGAATAGTTGCAAATTGAGAGAAAAGTGAAGCATTTTCTATAATAAGAGTAAAGAAAAGAATCTTTTCGATTGAATTTTCTGTCTTTTTAAGTTTATTTCTTATTATTTCTTCTCTCTTTTGGAAGATAGGAATATTTAAAATATTTTCAAACTCCCTTTCATATCCAAGAACTTCAAGTAGCCTTGAATAAGCCTCTGAATGTCTTGAATTTCCAGAGAATAGGATTTTATCTTTATATCTGGTAATTAGATTTCCTGTACTTTTTACAGTAGCACAATATACATTACCCTCGTAGTTTATCTTTTTAGGTTGTAAAGTTTGGAATGTACAGAAGTCTTTTTTATTTACATAAATGACATATCTTTTATGTCCATTTTTATCTTCTCTCTTATCTTTTACTGTGGAAAGAATAGTACGATATCCTGCTACAGCACTAAGAAATTGAATGGTATCTGCTTGTTCTTTTTTAGTAGAGGTGTAATGACCTGTACGAATATTATATGAAGTAAGTTCATTTATGAAAGAATATGCAAATTTTCTATCAAATCTTCTGCTGTCCTGCATTACCCAGTCAAACTTTCTTGCATTACCCTCAAACTTATTAAGCTGAAAATCATAAGTTGCATATCCATAGGAATCTATGCTTCTCCTAACTTGGATATGTGAAAGATCTTTAAAGATTTCTTCTATTCTGCTCTTTGCATAAGTGTCTGTATCTTTTATACGAATTTTATATGGATAATAGTCTTTAAAGTTTACATTTCTTACATCTTTCTTCCTTGCAAAGAGTTCAATAGCAATTTTAAGTCTGTCAGTAGGAGTAAGTACAGAGGCTGAATCTTTAAGATAGCCAGAAACAGGTATTCTTATATTTTTTCTTTTATAGTCAATATTACTTGCTTCTATATGTCTGTATATGTTATCTTTCCCTGTATAAGTAGCAAATCTATGATTTGGAGTAACAACAGCATTAATAAAAGTATTTTCAAAAGAGTACATTTCTCCTTTGTAATATTTGTTTATTATATTATCTGGCTTTACAAATGTTATCTTTCTATCTTCATCAAAGGTAGCAACCTTATCTGTCATTTTAAGATCTCTAAAATCGATAAATCCTCTGTCTGTCATTATTTCTGTTCCCTCTATATGGCATTCAGATTCTCCAAATGACATTCCCAAGCAGTTAAATTCTGGCTTTGGAAAGATATCATAAAGGTCTCCCCAGAAAGTTTTTACAGAAACTTCAACTTGTGCAATCCCAAGTAAGGCTCTTTTAATGGCTTCCTGTTCATAAGGATAAAGATAACTTTTGAAATCTTGAATATCTGGGTCAAAATTTACTTCTGAATGTACCCAATATGATTTCTGCATAAGTTCTACAAAAGTCATAGTTTCTGGATATTCAAATGGTTTGTACGCTCTACGAGGCGTAAAGATTTTGGAAAGTGGTTTTTTCTCCATTTTATAAATTTTTATGAGTTAACTATATTGTCTTGTGTAATCTTCTCTTGAAAGTATATTTAAATTTGAGAAGTAATTTTTATCTTCTACTGAAATAAATCTATCTATAAGTGTAGGATTTACAAAATTATGACTTACAAGACATACTGTAATTCCAAGATTCTCACAAAATTCCTGTTTTATAAGTTTAAGAATTGTTGGAGAATTTTCTGTATCAAGTGATGAGAAAATTTCATCGTAAAATACAAGGTTTATATCTGGATATTTCTTTATGAAGAATTTAGTAATAGAAAGTAAGATACAGACATCTATTATCTTTCTTTGTCCAGTTGAAATACTTTGAAGACTTGGAGAGTGTCCATTTCTATGAAGTGTTCCTACAAATTCAGAATCGAATTCAACAGTTACATTTATGTTAAATCTTGAAATGAATGAATTGATTTCTTGATTCAGATAAGGTACAATCTTTGACATAATGTAACTTTTGAGTCCATCATCTGAAAGAGTTCTAAGAAAGGCTTCTTGTAAATGATTTTCATGAAGTATGACTTCTGTCTGTTTCTTAAAGTTTTCTATTTCAGTTTCTATTCTCCTAATGGAAGATTTAATATATTCTTCTTTTGATTTATGCTCTATTTCTACATTTTTAATTTGTAAAAGTAAAGAATTTTCTGTGTTCTCTATATCAGAAAGTTCGGAAGAAAAAGAAGAAAGTTCATTTTCTGCTACTGTTATTCTTTCTTTTACAGAATCATCGATAAGTATCTTCTCTGAAGGTAAATTAAAATCTTTAAGAGAAGTGGAAAGAAGTTCTATGTTCTTTGATTTAGTCTCTGAAAGTGAAGATATCTTACTTTCAAGTGTAATCTTCTTATCACTTAGAGATGAAAGTTCAAGAGAAATTCTGGAAAGATTTGAAATTTCTGCTTTATATCTTTCCTCTATGTTTATAACACCATTTAGAGAAGAAAGAATACTCTCATGTTCTTCATCGTTTGTAAAATAATCTTCTTTTACAGGATTTGTGTTCATACTTTTTATACTCTCTATTTGAGTAAAATATCTCGATTTATTCTCAGTATGTTTTTGGGAGTACATGAGAAGTTCTTTATATCTTTGTTCAAGTTCTGTGTCCTCAGTTGATTTTATTTCTTCTTTAATCTTCTCAGAAGATAAAGTAAGTGAAGATATCTTATCTTCAATCTTCTTAATTTCATCTTCTATATTTAAAGAAAGAAACTGAGAAAGAGAAAGAGAGCCAATAGGATCTGCCTCATAATGTTGCTCCATCATCTCTTTCTTTGCTTTAATTTCCCCAAGTTGTAAAAGAGATTTTTCAATTGCAAGTATTTTACTGTGCGTAGCAGGTATCTGCTCCTCTACATATCTAAGATGTTCTTCATTTTCAGAGATTTTACTTTCTATCTCTTCTATTTTCTTTATAGAATCAACAGGAGATCCACATGTTGGACAAGTATCTTTACCTGTTTCTATAAGTCTAAGTCTTTCTCTTAGATTTTTACTTTCCTCAAGAAGTAGAGTCTTTCTGTTTTGGAGTGATTCATGCTCTTTCTTTTCAAATTCTAAACTTCTTTCTTTACTTTCTAAAAAAGATGAAAGTGCTTCATCTGTTTCGAACTTAGATTTTATTTTAAGAAGTGAACTGTGGATTTGAAGTTTTGACTCATATTTTCCAAGTAGATTATTTTCTTTTGATATACTTAAGAGAATTTCATCAAGTTTTGACCTCTTATCTTCAAGAAGTTCCCTGTTCTTTTCTCTTATATTTTCTATATCAAGAAGTTTTACCTTAAGAAGAGCAAGTTTATTCTCTTCTTCTGTGTGGAGTTTAGAAAAATTTTCTATTTCATAAAGGCTCTTCTCATATTCCTGTGTATCAAGGAGATACTTAAGTACAGAGATGATATTTTCAGTTGATTTAAGAGTTTTGGACTTCTCTTCTATATCTCTTTTGCTTTCAGAAAGGCTACCTTGTAAAAAATTTAAATTTTCTGAGATATCAATAGTAGCATTGATTAAATGGGAAGTTGTCTGCTCTCTTTCAAGAGATCTGAGGGCTTCCATCTTAGTTTCTATTTCTTTCTTTGTAGAATGAAGTGAATTTCTTTTGCTTTCTATTTCAGTTTTGTACTCTTTGTAAAGTCTTTCTGCTTCATTTTTTCTACAGACATAGTCCTCCTCACTTTTTCTATATTCTTCATAAGTAGATGAAAGTGTAGAAGTTAAAGAATCCATTGTAACCTGTATCCTATCAACTTCTTTCTTACTCTGTAGAAGTTTTTGATTTTCTACCAATGCCATTTGGTTCAGAATACCAAATGAAAATATCTTATCTCTGATCTCTTTACTATCTCTTGCAGAAAGTGAAAGGAAAGATCTAAAATCATTTACAGATAGATTGATTATATTATTGAAAAGTTTTTGAGGAATATCTACAATATTCTGTGCAACTTTTTCCTTTGTAGTTTTTATACCACCCCAATCTTGAAGTTCTCCATTTTTAAAAACTTGTAAGGATTTAAGTTTAGTAGTTGAATACTCAGAAATAATAGTCCAAGAATTTCCATAGGAATCTACTGATACCTCTACATATCCATCTCCGTTTATTTCATTTGCAAATTCTCCCATTGGAATACCATCACAGGAGAAATAGAGTGCTATGTTTAAAATCTTTGTAATAGAACTTTTACCTCTACCATTCTTTCCAATGATTAAAGTATAAAGCCCATTAGGATCTGTAAAATTTATAGTTTGCATCTCTGGAGAGTAGGCAAACATGCTCTTGAATTTAAGATAATTGATCTTCATCTTTAAGTAAGGTACTTGTTTCAGCATATGCTGAGTTAAACTTCTTTATAAAATCTGCTTTATGTGACTCTGTAAGTTCAATTGAATACTTAGGTGCAGTTACAAAACTTACAGAACCTATAAAGACCTTATACATATCTTGAAGATCCAGAGATTCTTCTGTAGGAGAAAGAACAGGAGTATCTGATTTTTTAGAAATAGCAGTTTCTCCATAACTTTCTTTAAAAGAAATAGTCCTATAAACAGGCTCTCCATTTTCTTTAAGTTCTTCTATGATAGACTGTGTAGAAAAAGAACTACCAAGATATCTTTTTGTAATAACAAGAACATAATTGTTTCTGCATTTTTCTCTGGCTTCCTTTGAAGACATATTTAAAAGGTCTTCAAGTAAGAATCTGACATATCTTGGAGAGTAAGTGTTCTCTATAAAATCATAAGTATCTGTACCTACATGGAGAACAGAAATACCGACTATGGTATTTTTATATTCTACTGTTCTCAGGTGCATAAGGCTACCTGTATATCTGATATTTCTCTGCTCTTGAAATTTATGAATATGTCCACAGGTCACTGTTTTAAAAGAGGCAAAATCATCTATACCTAAGTGATCCTCCTGTGGAACAGAAATACCCTCATATTCAAATCCATAAATTGAATTATGCAAAAAAAGATGTTTTACATTCATTTCCTTTGCTTTCTCTACATGATTTTTGAATTTAGTATGTTCTCTTTGCCAACTTACAAAACCAAGCATATTTTCCTCATTACAAAGAACATACAAAGGATCATCTAGTACCAAATGTACATTTGGAATAAGAGAAAGAGGTATTACATTGTTATCTTCGAGAGAATTTGATTTATAAAGGTCGTGATTCCCTACAAGACAAATAACATCACAAAGTGTGGAAATTTCTTTAAAAAGTTTGATTATCTTAGATTGAACATATCCAGAAATAAGTTGTTCATTGTCATAAAGATCTCCAAGAACTATGACAGCAACTTTATCTTTTCCAAATTTGGAAGTATATTTTTTAATTTCTGGTATAAAGACATCATAAAGATAATCCAAGTTATTCTGCATATGTTCATATGCATTGTTAAATCTGCCGAAGTGAGGATCTCCCATCAGAATTAACCTTTCATAATTTTTCTGAAGTACCATATGACTTTTTAGAAATAGTACATTCTGAGTTAATATGGGTATTCGTTTTTCAGTGATGAGAGATATATGAAATGGGCTTGAGTAAAATAATGATGGGTATCAGAAAGATTTTGAGGGTAAGAAAGGAATAAAAATAAAAATCTTATGAAATATACCAAATATGAATACAATCTTTAAAATTTTGTATATCATTAAGGTGGGTGGGGGGGTGAATATACGATCCCCAGTATAAAAACAAAAAGTAAAACTTAAGTAATTAATTTGAAAAAACCTTACTTTAATTGTGGATTATCTTATTTTTTATTTTTAATCTTACTCAAATTTTCTCTTTTACTTAATCTAAATCTTTTTAAATTTTAAATCTTTAAATGAGAATCTTTTTTATAAAGATGAAAGGATCTTTTATGTTTATAAAAAATGGAGAAGTTCCTGTATATAGATACAGACTTAGATTTTATAAGAAGATACAAACTACCAACTTATAAAATCTATTATTTTTTTAAACTTCCCAAACTACTTCTGTAAGAATATTTCCAAAATAATTCTGAGTGTTTTATTTTTGCTTTTATGAGGATATCCAAGTGTTACTTCTAAGTATTTAAGAATATGTTCGTAACACTTCTGAGAACTTTCGACTGCCCTCTAACTCCCATCGTAACGAAATGAATTAAAATCTGGAATACAATCTTTAAAATTTTGTATATCATTAAGGTGGGGGGGTGGGTCGAATATATACCCTGCCTATAAAAACAAAAA